CTCTTATACAATATATTCTTATCATTATCGTCTAAACACCATCTATAAATAGTCTTTTGTAAGTCATCAAATCGCTCAGGATGTTTATCATCTTCAATAATAAAATCATAAATAGAAGATCCTAAACGTGATAAATCAAAACTATAATTTGGTTCAACGCGCGATTTTTTTTCATTAAAATATGGTTCACAGTTGTACTGTGTGGCACCATCACCCCCGCTATTAAAACTATCACTAAAAAAGGTTTGACCCTGGAATTTATAAATACTCCGTCCAAAGTCAATTATTTTAAAGATTTTACCATAAGTAGGTATTTTATAAACTTTTTTGTTATACCGGTAGCATAAATACTCAATATCAGTATTAATATACATGATATTATTAGTATGTAAATCATTATGAGTAAAATGAAATGCTTTTTGGTATGCTATTAGTATCATAACTACTTGAAACAAGATGGCCGCGCCAATTTCTTCGTCTATCTGCTCTTTTACAAATAATTCATCCAATGTTCCATCACACTTTTCTAAGCAAATTAACTGGACCGGGAAATCATTTATAAAGGCATATTGGTTATTCTCTTCATCATATTCATTTGTTGCATCACTAGAATCAGATTCCCAATCTTCTGAAGAATCATCACTGCTGTCATCTTCATCGGTATCAGAATCCTCATTCTGACTATAATTTGTTTCACTGTTGTTAGATGAATTTTCCGAAATATCATTATTATCTTTTTCATTTTCCCCCTCTTTTTCGTATACTAATTCGTTACCGTTATTGGGTTTAGGTTCATTAAGGTCTAATTCAATTGTATCTGTATCTAGTCCATTTAACATTTCAGCCTCTATTTCAAACTCCTCCTCTTCAAGTTCTTCAAGAATCAATTTCTTTTTATTTGCACGAGACCCAAAATTAGCAAACTCATTATCGCCATTAATAGAAACAGTAAAAAGTTTATTTATTTTTTCAGAAAAATAATCTGATGAATTCAGATAATCTAAATCATCAGATATATTGGCCTTGAATTTGGATTGTATACCTAAGAAAGAACCATAATAATCAACTCCGTGTACAAAACCATGTTTATGCGTTAATTTTGAGGCTAAAAAACTAAAAAAGTTATCCGTATACGATGCATTATTATGATAGGCAATCTTAGGTAAGATTTCTTCAGTATTTATGTAAGATGGTAAACATGTAATTTTATCCATATCTAATTTGTATTTCCCTGTCATATATCTAATTGGGTCTATGAGTGGTGAATACTTGATAAATACTGGTTTAGTATGCTGAGTTCCACTCTCATAATGGGTTACTTTATTCATAGTTGAAAAATGATACTCATGATTTAGTGAAATTTTATTATAACTTTTATCACTTAATTCAAAAAATAGGGAGTAAATAGGATTATAGGGTTGTAGTTTTTTTATTTGAAATGGATTGTATTTATACTCTATATCTTCTGGACTATACTCATAATCCTTCTCCAATTCTTTTAAATCATCTAAAGAAATGGACTTGGACTTTACATAATAAATGGTAAATTTAGTATTATCTAAAGTATTCATTTTTATATAAGTGGTTTATATATTTTAAATTTATCATTCTAAACGAAGGACTAGAGGGAAACCTACGGTTTCTGCTTAGCACCTTCATTTTTCTTTATAAAGGTAAAGGTATAATGCAGTAAAAAAGTATTTATAGTTTATTAATAATTTAAAAATATAAATTCCAGTAACCTATCGCTTTTAACTAGTACGTTTATACGTTTTATTAAATATCTATAATCAATATATACTTCATAATGACTTTAGAGTTAAAAAAGTTTGATATGCGTCAAATCACATTTAAACCAGATGAAAATAAGGGACCCGTTATTGTTATGATTGGACGTCGTGATACAGGTAAGTCTTATTTGGTACGAGATTTATTGTTTTATCACCAAGATGTTCCCATAGGAACAGTTATATCGGGGACTGAGGCTGGTAATGGATTTTATGCAGCTCATGTACCTAAATTATTTATTCACGAGGAATATAATACTGTTTTAATAGAGAACATTTTACGTCGTCAAAAGACGGTTTTGAAACAGGTAAATAAAGAAATTGAAGTTTACCGAAAAACCACCATTGACCCTAGGGCATTTGTTATATTAGATGATTGCCTTTATGACCAGACATGGACGCGTGATAAGATGATGCGTTTACTTTTTATGAATGGCAGACATTGGAAGGTCATGTTAATCATCACAATGCAATATCCGTTAGGTATTCCTCCTAACCTGAGAACCAACATAGATTATGTATTCATTTTACGAGAACCTTACCTGACAAATCGGAAACGTATCTGGGAGAATTATGCTAGTATGTTTCCAACATTAGAGTCCTTTTGTGCCGTCATGGACCAGACTACGGAGAATTATGAATGTTTAGTTATAAATAACAACGCAAAGTCCAATAAGTTAAATGACCAGATTTTCTGGTACAAGGCCCAGGACCACCCTGATTTCAAGTTGGGATCTAAGGAATTCTGGGAAATATCTAAGAACATGGGTTCTGATGATGAAGATGAAGCGTATGACCCGAGTAAAGGTAAGAAACGCACAGGACAACAGATTAATGTGAAGAAATCAAAATGGTAAAAATCTTGCTTTGTAAAAGAAAACGCAATATTTGATTAATTAATTTACACAGTATCTTCACTGCCTGAGCTTTCATCACTTAAACTTTCTTCTTCATTTGCATAATAACTAACTCCATTACGATTATGATTTACGTTTCCATCGTATAGTGAAAAATCATTCCCATAAATATTCTCATCTAATTCTAAATGAGATTTTTTATAATCTGTAGAATATTCCATACCACTAAAATTAACATGCGAAGTATCGTATGATACATCAATGGCTTTTCCATTTATATGTCTAACGTATTTTCTACCAAACTTTGGATTAAATTTGTAAAATTTCTTTAAATGCATATTTAATAAGCATGCCATGGATTTTCTTTCACAAACATCTAATGAATACAAATAATTTACATAAATTTTTAAATAGGGCATCATAATATCAATAAATAATTTTTTGGGGAATCCTTTATTTATTTTCATTCTTCTAGTATATTTTGTAGTGCTTAACATACAAATACTATAATAATATAAATCGTCATTATCCATGTTTTTCAAATATTGTTGAATATATTTTTTACGAATAATAAATTCATTCTCACACTTAAATGAAGTCAAATTAAAATTACATAAAAAATAGTTATGAAATAAATTTGATAATAGGAAATTGCCATGTTTCATAAAAAAATAAATTTGATATAAGATGGATTTACTAAATGGCATGTTGGTATATGGATTTTTAGGAGGGCTTGGATTCGCAAACATATATGGGGAATTAGATAACGCGACTTCAATAATATTACGTAAGTCATTCACAGTGAATAGATATTTATTATTATTTTGTAAAATAGTTATTACATTATGACTGGATTCACTAATCGGTGTTAAGATTAAATCATTACGTATTAAAAATGGTGCTTTCTTCAACTTAAAATTATGTACGAATCGGTTTAGTAACCAATAATTCTTCTGTATAGTAGAAAAAACAGTTATAAAATCTCGTTTTGTTTCCATATTAATAAACTGGTTATCCAAAACCGTTTTAAAAAAATCAAATTTTGCTTTTATAGAATAATGAATTGGATTTAATAAAAAAATTTGTAATAGTATGTTTATTAATGGTTTATTACTATATTCTTTATTTGTTTCATAATCAGTAGTTTGTTTATGAACCAACTGACAAAATGAATGCATAATGATTAAAATATATAAACTTAAAACGTTTATATCTTTTCTGATATTTTAATTATATTTACACATCCCATGAATCTTACACTAGCTAAAAACGGTAGGTTACTGGAATTTATATTAATAAAATATCAATAAACTATAAATACTTTTTTTACTGCAGTATACCTTTATTGTTTTTATACACTAGGTGGAAACCGTAGGTTTCCCCCTTACCCCCTTCCTTTTTTCCTCAGTAGGAATAAAATATAATAACTGCAAGTATAGTGTTGTTATTATATGTTGTTTTGAACAAATTTTTTAAAATGAAAATCCAGTAACCTACCGTTTTGAGCTATTATACACCCTTGAAGATTTAAAATGGAACGCCCGAAAGGCGTTCTACTAGATTTTCACTGGTAACGTTGCCGATAAATGAATTAAAAGGCAAATCTTCATCGGTGTAAATAATGTTCAAAGAAAAAGGAAGGGGGTTAGGGGGAAACCTACGGTTTCCCTCTATTTTGCACATCCGATGAATCAATGTTATTTACGGCATCTACTGCCTTCTTTACCTGTAACTCATTATATAATTTAGTAGACTCAACATCGGCTACTTCTCTCTCGTCAAAATTGACCTTCTCCTTAACACCAATCAAATTACCATCATCATCAATAGTTTGGGTCAACACATTACCACTCTTCTTAGCCAACTTAATGTTCTCCTCAATTGCCTTTCGCTTGGTTTCCATAACACGCTTATCAAATTCTTCTTTCGCCAAACTCTCGTTCTTAATCTTCTCATTATGGAGTTGATTTAACTCCTCCTCTAAGAACTCAACCTTACCAGTCTTGTAGGCATCCGGATCCCAAGGAATCCATATACCCACTGGACCAACAAAAATATCGTGATTTGGGTCATGCTTTCTTAAAGACTTGCATTTATTCTCCGCCTCTTCCTGTGTAGCAAAAACACCACGAACCTTAAGACCACGAACAGATGTCTGGAATGCGTGGTCGCGATTAAATTGCTCATTGAACTTCTCCTCATGTTTATCTACGAAGTTTTTATAGTCATCTTCTACACCCACATTCTTAATCTTATCACCCTCCTCTTTTATGAAGTCATTAAAATCAGTAATTACATCATCTACCTTTAGATTATATTTATAGGATAAAAAGTTGATGAAATCCTTATAACGCTCCATAGATTTAGAAAAATCCCAATTCTTTACGAAAGAATTGAAAAGGAGAACCTCGCGCTTTTTAAGTATTTTTTCGGGGGAAACAAATGACATACAGCAAAATTTTTGCCCGGCAATTGATTGGTCCTCGTCGCATAAGTCAATATATTTAGGATTCTTTTTTCCATCTGGTAGAAGTTTCTTTTCAAAGGTTGACATCTTTAGCAAATATAGAATTTTAAGAAAAATACTATTTAAGTGATTTCGGAACATATAATATTATTTATTTTAGGAATATTAATGAAAAAAATTATTTTGTTTGATTATATTATATAATCAAAATGAGCAATATGTTTGATTTCAACGAACTTGTTAAACGTGCTATTAAGTACTTGATTGAGGGTTTAGCTGTTGCTGTCGTAGCTATGCTTATCCCTAAGAAGGCTCTTAATGTTGAAGAGATTGTAATTATTGCCTTAACTGCCGCCGCTGTATTTAGCATTCTTGACGTATTCATTCCCGCTGCCGGGGCTTCCAGTAGGAGTGGTTTAGGCGCCGCAGCGGGAATTAATTTAATGGGTGGTCTCAAGATGGCTATGTAAATGCAGCCAATATTAATAGGTATTTAAAAACATAATTTTTTTGTAAAGTTCGTTTATATGATTTTAGAAAGAATCATATAAATTTATAAATTCATTATTCGCTGTATTCATCAAGTGTGATTATTTTCTGTTTACGCTTAATGTATGCCCGATGCCTATATTCTTTCAATTTATCTGGGTTTTCAACCTTCAACCGATTAAGGTAAAGCTTGGCATTTTCTTTTACTTTTTCTTTGTTTTGCTCATAATACTTTTTATGGCGTTCATTATTTGTATATTTTTCTAGTTGTTTTTTGAGAGTCTCTACTATACCGTTTAATTTATCATTTTCATGTTTCAATTTGTTTATAATCGCATCTTTTTGCAGTATTTGAATATCTTTACTATCCATCCTATAATGTACTATTGCTAAATAATTTTTGAGGATTTAACGTAAAGTTAAGAAAAACAAAATATTGTTAAAAAATTGAATACTTTATTCATCAATCTAAGTAGGGAAATCTACCGAGCCAACATGTCTTTTCCTAGCTTTCTTTTGGGCGTCACTGGTTACTACACCAGAATTGACGATACTACCCTATTGGCCATACGGCCTGTTGCAAATCAATCTGCTGTACTTTATTTCTGCGACAATGCCGGTAATGTTTTACCTTTCGCCGGCAATGTTTTACCTTTCGCCGGCAATGTTTTACCTTTCCAAATGGACCAGGAGCTGAAGATTGACGGCGTCCCCGTTGGTGCTGAGCATTTCGCTCCAGACGAACACGGTTTCGTCAATCTTCAGATGTCGTCACGCTACTGCATTACTTGGTCCATTAATTACATTACTGACATTGATTATCAGTTGTCGGAATATTTCATTCTTCCTCCCACTCATGAGGAGATATTCAGTTTATATACTATGCTAGTATATGGAAGCGCCAATCGGGACGACGTAAATATCCGAGTTAACGGTCCGATGGACAGATTCAATGTTGGAGACATAGTGTATAGTGAGCTTCTTGGTAAGGATTCTACCATTATCAATGTGGATTATGATGAAAACATCATCACGGTTGACAATCCTGTTATATACAGTGGGAGCAATGTGACCCTATTTATTTGAGTAAAAGATTCGTTTAGATTTGTTTTGTAAAAGTTAGTTAATCATTGACCTTTTTTTATTGTTCTAAAAAGAATATTCCTTAGTAGAGGGTAGAGGGAAACCAACGGTTTCCCCCTAACCCCCTTCCTTTTTCTTTGAATATTATTTTATAAAAATAGTAAAGGTTTACTACAGTCAAAAAAGTATTTATAGTTTATTAATAATTTATTATTAACCTATCGTTTTGGAACCGTAGGTTGTCCCTTTCTTCTTATAAGACTTATAAAGCTTATAAGACTTATAAAGCTTATACAGACGGAAAATATTCCCAATCCAAATCATTACATACCTTCTTCCAAATCATGTCCTGCTCTAATTGTTTCTCCCTATCTTTCATCATCGGAATATAGGGTAAATATTGGGTTTGGTCTAATAAAACACATAACTGATAAAGTGTATAAGTATAATTAAAAAAATTAGTACGATTTGCCGGACAATGAACCGCCCATGGTTTTTGGATTTCAATAAATAATACACAAAGCGTCTCATGTAATTCTTCATTCATAATAGGTGGTTTAATACCAAATAAAGAATTAATATATTGAATATGCTCAAAGTATTTATTAAATCCTAGTTTTCTTAAAATATCTCGCATTTTATCATAATTAATAAGAGACATGTCCTTAATACGCTCTTTCTTAATACGTGCTTTAATTGAATTTATTACTTCCTCTGGAATCTGAGTAGTTTCTTTGGCTTGAAATTGTGATAGAATCTCTTTGAAATGGTTGAGACGGATATATGCAGTATAAGAAACCTCATTAGGGGGCTCTTTATTAGTAGGTTTGGAACTATCAATTATATATGTGATAAATTTACTACAATCTTGATTATTACAAATAAGAATTCCTTCTTCGTCTTGAGGAATCATCTCTCCATTATTACAAATCTCACAAACATCGGACGTAATGATAAAATTTTGAATATTTGCCATCTCATTATTCACATTACGCCAATAATTTTGGTACGTTTTCTTAGATTGGTTATATTTCTCTGCAGAAATATTTTCCGATTCGGGATTGCTGGCCTTGATTTTAAAAAAGGAATTTACCACATTAGAATTTTGTTTAGTCACTGTACCACTAGATATTTGCTGTTTTTGTTCAAAATACTGGAAAATATACTTTGAATTATCTAGTAAGTACTTTTTTTTCTCATTCTTCAATAATTTTAACTCATTACGTAAAGAGAGAATTTTATCACGTATATCCAAATATTGCTCTATTTGGTTCTCTTCTAAGCATTTTATTTTCTCCTTTAAGAGAATAATTTCCTCTTCAATTTCGGGTATCTTTTTTGTCTCGTTTTTATGAAAATGTTCTAATAATTCATTGTGTTTTTCATCTATTGTGTTTGCTTGTTGTTTCTGCAATGTTTTAGGATTTACTTTTGTACTCATAATTTTTGTTTTTTAATATAATAATTTTACATTAAAAACCTATATATTATTTTATTACCATATATATTATAATTTTTCTCATTATTGTCTCAATAGGAGAAAACAAACTCTTTCTGAAATTGTTATTTAGATTTTTTATGTGTTTTTGAATTTCTTATTTTTTTAACTTTATATTGTTGATGTTTTGTTTTATTTTTTCTAGTTTTTAACATTCTTTTTTTCCCACCTCTTAACAATGAAAGTTGATTTACAGTACTTACAGCTACTTGTGGATTGTACAAATATGTCATTAAGAGAAATACAATTT